TCAAACGCTTTTTTTTTTTTCCATCGTTTCGTCAATCTCTTTCCATGTTGGACATGGGCGGTCATCTTCCCATCTTGTAATGGTACGGTTGCTAACTTCCCATTTTGCGTTTGGGCGTAGCAATTGCATTGCTGTGTCAATTCCGTAGAGTTGATAGATTTTGGTCATATTAATTCAACTTCAAAATTACGATACCAGAACCACCTGCGCCGCCTGTGCCAGTGGCAGAGCCAGCCCCACCACCGCCACCACCTAAATTAGCAGTTGCGGCACTTGCACTTCCTGTTGTTGTTCCAGCGCCACCACCGCCAACGCCACCAGAGCCGCCAGGTCTAGTTCCAAAACTATGACCACCACCGCCACCGCCACCAGCGTAATTAGTTGATGTACCAGTAATACTTGATGCCGTACCAGCACCACCATTACCACCAGCATTTGAACCAGAATTTAAAGATTGACCAACAGCAGATGCACCACCACCACCACCGCCAAGTCCGTAATTTGAACCATCTGTATATCCTTGACCACCAGCAAAACCTTGGCCAGAAGTACCCGCTCCACCAGTGCCGTTGTTACCGCCGCCACCGCCAGAACCGCCAGTAGACCCTGTGGTTGTTCCAGTTGCTGCGCCACCGCCACCACCACCAGTAGAAGTTATGCTAGAAAAAACAGAATTGCTACCACTTGTGCCAACTGTATTTAATGAGTTTTGACCAGCCCCACCGCCGCCTACAGTAATGGTGTAAGAAGTTCCAGCCGTAACTGCAAATGATGTTGCTGTTTTAAATCCACCCGCGCCAGCAGCACCAAAACTTCCTCCACCACCGCCAGCTACCACAAGGTAGTCAACAGAAGTGATGCCAGTAGGTGCTGTAAATCGTGAACTTGCAGTAAATGAAATGGATGTGCCTTTTTCAACTGTGTAAGAGATGATGACAATGCCAGAACCGCCAACACCACCAGCACCGCCACCGCCAGCACCGCCGCCGCCGCCGCCGCCACGATTTGCTGTACCAATAGAACCAGCACCAGAAGCCGCGCCATTGCCGCCACCTCCCGCACCACCCGCACCCGCAGTCCCGCCACTTGTACCACCGCCACCGCCACCACCGTAAGTGACAGATGAACCGCTGAGTAATGAGGCTGTACCTGCACCACCCGCACCACCAACATTAGAAACTCCATTAGAGCCTACCGCACTTGCGCCGCCACCACCGCCACCGCCAGCCGTTCCAACGGCGGCTGAAGTACCGCCAGCAAACCCTTGTCCAGACGTTCCAGTGCCAGCGCTACCGCCAGCGTTAGCGCCCGCTGCGCCACCGCCAGAACCGCCAGCACCCCCTGATGCGCCAGCGCCATTGTTACCCCCGCCCTTACCACCACCAGTGGCAGTGATTGAGTTAAATACAGAATTACCGCCTATAGTCACAGCCGCACCACCAGCGCCCACTGTTACCGTATATGTTGTGCCAGCAGTAACGGATAGTGCAGTACCAGTTAGAAATCCTCCTGCCCCGCCACCACCAGCAAAATCAGTACCGCCACCTCCACCTCCAGCAACAACCAAATAATCTACGCTACTTACACCAGTAGGACAACTCCAAGAACCAGTCGCAAGGAACGATTCAATGACGGTGTATCTACCACCACCACCAGCAAGGAAGAAGTTTTTTGCGGCAAACATTATGGTGTGTATCCTTGTGCAATAGAACCGTACCAGTTTGTTCCATCAGCAACAAAAGTCAGAATATCCATCTTGCCAGCGGTTGCCGTGATTGTTGGTGCGCCAGCCGAACCAAACTTCACAGATGTAAATGTTGCTGTGCCGTTGCCTGTGGCTGCCGCTTGCTTAAGCAAAAGAATAAATGATTTACCAGCAGTAGCTGTTGGCATGGTGAATGTGCAAGCAGTTGATGCTGTTAAGGTTGCGGTTTGCACAGTGCCGCTGGTCAATGACAATGTACTTGAGCTTGTAACTGTACCAATTGCAACTACGCCCTCGGTGTAGTTGTTTACGCTTGGATTGGTCAGTGTTTTATTGGTTAATGTCTCTGATCCGGCAAGTGTTGCTAATGTTCCAGTAGTTGGGAATGTGACATTTGTAGTTCCGGTCAATGTTCTGGTGTATGCAAAATTTCCAGATGAAGTGACGGTAGCAGCATCATTGTTTGCTATGCCACTACCGCCCTTGCTTGACTTTAATGCAGGCCCAGTAGTAAACAATGCATCAATTAAATCTAGGTCTGTATTGACCTTAGTTCCCCATGTGTCTGTTGACGCGCCTACCTCTGGCTTTGTGAGCAATAGGTTTGTTGTGGTGGTATCTGCCATTCTTAATCCCCTTTTACGCGGCTTCTTGCCAAGTGATTGAATTGTCTGCTAAATCTGTCCAGTTTTCTGAGGTGTCTGAAACTGGTGTCCAACTTTCGGATGTGTTTGGAATTGCGCCCCAACCGTATCCAACTATTGTTCCAACTGATCCAGCCAGTTCAACGCCAGTTATCCCTATGGATATGACATTTGATGCAGTGCCTACAGCGCCAGTTCCCTCAATTCCGGTAATTGCTTGGAACGATATAACCTCTGCGCTCACAGTGCCTACAGCACCGGTTGCAGCATTGCCGGTGATAATTGGAGAGACTAGGACTGAGTTGACTTCGCCAGTGGCTGCATTGCCAGTTACAGCAACAGATACAGTCAATGCGACTGTGCCTACATTGCCTGTGGCAATGTTGCCATCCTCTTGGATCGAGATGTTCTCTAGTAAGTCACCAACAGCACCAGTGGAAGCATTTCCACTGATTGCAGTATTTGTTTTGCCGTAAATGCCTAATCCATAACCGCCAGAACCATAAGTTCCAGACAATATTGGATATTTGCCTACACCATACGCGCCAGAACCATAAGCAGCCATGCCGCTGCTCCTCGGTTAAGCCAACCGGATTAAACCGGTGCTTGCGTCATTGGTAGGCATGGTCAAGGTGAACGTGCCTGCGGTCACAGTCTGACTGCCAAATGTATGCACGCTAACCGCTTTGTTTGATTGAGTTGAGTTATAGATCAAAACACAATCAAAGGCCGTAGACAATGTCACAGCAGAATAACTGATGCTGGCGCTTGGAGTCACGAACGCTGTAGTGCCGCTGGTGCTTGGCGCAGTGCCAAATGTCACCGTCACGCCGCCTGCGGTGTAGCCTGTGCCTGACACCTCGCCGGTGGCGCTGTAGGCTGTTGTGGCGGCGCTGACAGTGGCAGAGGCCAAGTACAAGGCAGCCTTAAAAGTATCTGCTGTAGTCGCAGCGCGAATCACGCCAGTGCCAAAATTGTGATGACCGACAAGCAGTTCACCTTTAAAACTTGTACACATTGCCTGAGTATTTGCCATGATCTATTCCTTATCCAATTGCCGCTGCAACGCCATCGGCTGCGACATTTTGTTTCAACAAAACATGGACTGATCTGTGTACCAGTTCGTCATCCAAACGATATTCAACCCAACTGATGATCTCTTTGTCGCTCTCAGTCGAGCCTACAGACTTGTGCAACAAGGACTCATCCATGTCGCCTTTGGTGGTGGTGATCATCATCCGAATGTCCTTGCTCGCGTCAAGATTGCGCCGCCAGAGGTTGAGCCACGGTCATCAGCAATCTGCAATTGCTCTAAGCCAGCAGCATATAACGATGACCACACGCTGATTCTCGCATCATCCTGTAGGTAAGGCGCAGCCTGTAAAAGCGCACCGTACAGGTAAACGTCCGGCGCTTGAGTCAACAGAAAATTGGTTGCAACGGTCGATGACAACTTAGTCAACTTGGCGTAGTAAACCAATTCAGCGGTGTACTCGCCATCAGGTATCGGCAACAGTCTGAATTGATTACCCACCACGCTGAAATACAACGGCTTGCCGCTGGACAAGTAGGTGGTGTTGGACAGCGCGTCCATGGCATCAATCGTCTGAAACTGCAATGCAGTCACTGGATTGGTGTCGAGCTTGATTGACTTGACTTCCAAGAAGTCATCAGGCACTGTGCCGTATTCAGCAGCCGCCGCAAATGAGGCAGTGGCACGCACAATCATCTGTCGTGTGCGTAGCTGGCGCTCCATCTGCGCCTCGGCCAGACTGATAAAGTCAGGAATAACTGAAGTCAGGTCAGACCGATTAAGCCAATCGGCCAGCGATGTCTTCAGTTCGGTGTAGGTGGTCAATGCCATTAGACTGCCTCTTTTTCAAGCTGTTCTTTCATCACCCAAGTGTGCTCATGCCGGAATTCAAATGTGCCAATATGCCCGATCTCTTTCGAGACATCATGGTCAATATACACCTTGAATCCAAGTTCTTGCGCCTTCTTGCAGAAGAACACATCCTCGCCCATGTAGCCGCGAGTGTCGGTCTGCCATGGCATATCAAACCATGGCTCAGTCATGCCCTCAAACACTTCGCGCTTGATTAGCATCACGCCAGTGCCAACAGAGCCAACCTCTTCTAAGCCGGTGGACTCAGGCATGGTGTAAACCTGTTTGCGCTTGCCATTCTCATCGTAATTCTGTGCGGTTGGTCCTGTGGGCATACGTCTGCGCGCGCAGTTGGTAGCCACGATATCAACGTCATGCGCCATCAATCGCTGGATCATGTCCTGTGGGAATGTCATGTCAGAGTCGATAAACAGAATGTGGCTGCAACCCTCACGCATTGCGTCCAGACACAAGTCAGCACGCTGATTCTGGATCAGTGTGCCTTGCAGTATCTTGAGGCTGACAGCGTCAGTGGTGTTGAGCGTGTGGTACGCCACCATGTTGACCATGCAATAGGTGTAATTGGTGTGAACCATGTCACGCGCTGGCGTGCAGACTGCGATGTATTTCATACCTGACCTGGCCTCACTCTAAAGAACCTATTATCTGGATCGTTCAACCATTTTTTCATGTAAACCGGATCATCCAACTTGCCCTCTGCCTTCAACTGAAAGTAGATCGACTCAGGGATACTGGCAACATGATGCCACTCACCTTTCCAATCTGCTTTATTGTCGATGGCGGCAAAGTCGCGCTTGTTGGCCTCAATGACAGCAGTCAAGTCCTGCGTTGTCTGAATCGTTGCCTCATCAGTGTCCTCGTTGTAGTGCCAAGTGCGAGTGATCCCCTTGTCAGGGCTTGCATCAAAAAATCGTTTTTCCATATAAGTAAGGGGAGGATTTCTCCTCCCCTTTTTCCTCTCAGTCGATTAAGAAGTTGACAAATCAGCGCAAAGGCCGTGAGCGTTTTCAGCCAAGACTTTGTGGCCGAATTCGATCAACAGCATACGCTTCTCAGCGTCACCTGTTTTCGCCAATTCGAGTTGCTGGTAAGGACGCAACACGGTCATCTTTGCGTACTCAGGATCGATGATCCAACCATCACGCTCACGCTGGAAACGGTTTGCGATAACGGCCACGTTGCCAAAGTCGCTGACGTAGATGTCAACTGCACCGATCAACACGGCAGGCTTTTCGCCACCGTTGATGTTGAAACGTGAAGATGCAATGCCAGAGAAACCGGAAACGCGCTGCTTGTTGACAGGACCAACCATCAGAATCTTCGGTGTACCGCCAGCCGCCCATACTTTTTGAATCACATTCTTGAGAATGGTTTCGGTGAAAGTACGCACGTTGCCGTCACTACGCGCATTGTTTGGCAATATACTGTAG